TCGCGCGCGGGCGGCCAGAACGTGACGCGGTGCTGCGTGCCGGCCACGGCCAGCACCTCGCACACGACATAGGCGCGATAGCCGATCGAGAAATAATGGCCCGGCCTGATGGAGTGCGCCGAGATCACGTTGATGTAGGCTTCCGTGGCCTGCGCCGCGACGGCGACGTCGAGCTTCGCGGCGACCACCTGCGCGCCCCACAGCGCGCCGTCGTCGAACGTCGCGTCGTCGTCGAACGGAACGCCGCCCGCGCCATAGGCGTTGGCGTATCCGTCCGGATCTGTGAAGGCCTGCAGCCCGCCCGGCGTGTGCCGGCAGTCGAAGAACGGCGCGAGCACCGTGCCCGAGCGGCCCCGCAGCCGCGCGAGCAGCCCCCGATACTCCGCGACGTGAATGGGCGTCTTGAGGCGCGGGAACGCGATGCGCGCCGTCCACCAGCCCGCGTCGACCAGCGTGACGCGCTCGACGCCGCCGATCGACCGGCCGGCCGAGCGCGACGCGCCCTGCGCCTGAATGGTCACCGACTGCGGGGCGAGGATGTCCGGCCAGAAGATCACGCCATCCTCGCCTGCTTCATGGCCACGTTCGAGAGCAGCCCCGCGTCGTATTGCGCGATCGCCTGGCCGGCCGCCTGCCGGGCGATCTGGGCGATGGTGCGGTCTCCGTTCGCGGCGATGTGCTGCACGATGGTCACGCTGGGACGGCCCTGCGGCGCGCCGCCGTTCGCGACGATCTGCCCAGGCGTCCGGGGCACGAACATTTCCGGCCCGCGCTCCCCGACCATATAGGCCGTTCCGGGGTTGACCGGACCGCCCGCCGCGCGGAAACCGCCGAAGGAGAAACCCTTGAACAGGCCGGAGAACAAGCCGCCGAGAAGTCCGCCCGCCGCGCCGTTCTGCCCCTTGGCCCCGAAGAGCCCGGCCAGCGTCCCTTCGCCGGTCAGCACGGCGCGCAGCGAGGCTGAGGCCAGGGTCTTCGCGAGGTTCTTGAAAATCTCGTCCGCTTTCTGCCCGTTTAACATCGCGTCCTCCAGCGCGCCCACGAGGGCGTCGCCCATGAACCTCGCGGCGTCGGTCACCGCCTGCTGCGCCTGGCGCAGGCGCTCGGTCGCGGTGCGCGCCTCCTCAATCTTGGTGACCTGCTCGGTGATCGCGGCGGTGAGCGCGCGCTTCGTTTTCTCGTCGAGCAGGTTGAGGTCCGGCATGGCGCGCGCGATTTCCATCGCCGCCTTCTGCGCCGCGTTGGACTGGCCAAAGGTGGCGAGCCGCGCCTGCTCGACCTCATGGGTGCGCTGCAGGGACTTGATGTATTTTTCGAGCCGCTCCTGCGCGCGGTCGGACTCGGACTCCTCGGACGATCCGCCACCGCCGCGCGAGCCGCCGGAGGCCGGCGCGATCATCCGCGTGCGCGGGCCCCTGGGCTTTAGTTCGATCACAAGCCCGTCGCCGGCGTCGCGCTTCATGCCCGCGTTGACCGCCGAGTCCGCGAGGCCCTGGCGCGTCATCGGCTCGATGCCGGCGGCGCGCATCTGCTCGGCGTTCGGGGCCAGACGGGAGAAAACGGAAGCGTTGCCGAGCCTGTTGAGAAAGCGCTCGGCGTCCGAATAGAGTCCGGCCAGCGCGCTGGCGACCGTCGCGATGTGCCCCTTGGCGCGCAGGCCAAAGCCTTCCCACGCCGCGGCCCACGCCGTGTCGAAATCCTTGGCGCGCTGGATCAGGTCGGCGTCTATCACCTGACCTGCGTCGCGCGCCGCGCGCTCCATGCCGCGAATGCCTTCCGCCCCGCGCTCCAGCACGGGAAGAAGCTCGCGTCCGGCGTCGCCGAACGCTGCGGTGGCGAGCGCCAGTCCCTCCTCGCGCGTTGCGGCGTTGCGCACGAGTTCGGCGAACTCGGCCAGCACGTCGATGGTGGGCCGCAGCGCGCCGGACTTGTCGCGGATCGCGACATTGTTCGCGGCGAGCGTTCGCTCAAGATCGACTTCCACGGCGCTTGCTTCGCGCACGCGGCCGGCGAAACCGGCCAGGATGTCTCCGGCGTTCTTCGCCTCGACGCCCTGCTGGCGCAGCGCGAACTGGAATCCCTGAAACGCCCCGGCCGACACGCCGGCCTTCTCAGCCTCGCGCCCGATGCGGGCGAGATCGCCAATGGCGTTCTGCGCGAGCTGCGTGATTCCGGCCGCGCTGGCCGCGACGGCTCCGGCAAACGCCCCGCGCAGCGCGGAGGCCGCAACGTCGGCCGCCCGGCCCAATCGATCGAACGCCGCGCCGGCCTGGTCGACGCCGCGCCTGGTCTGCGCCGTCATCTGGTCGACCGCGCCCGTCAGCCGGTTCATGCCATCGGTCAGCGCCTTGGTGTTGGCGCTGATCATGACCTGCAGGTTGGCGATTTCCTGTTTATCGGCCACGCGCTTCCTGCTCCCTCACATAGGCCGCCAGGGCGTCCAGTTCCTCAAGGCTCGGCTCGTCCTCGGGCGCGGCGTCGCCGCCCTTGCCCAGCGTCCGCATGTGTCCGGCGACCGCCGCGTCGAACTCGACCAGCGTCGCCGCCCAGAACGCATCCGGCGTCCATTTCAGAACGCCGAGGCCGATCTCCAGCCAGCGGCGCCAGAGATCGTCGCCGCTCAGGCCGGAGCCGGAGCGGCCCCGTCGTTTCCCTGGTCGGCGCCATAGGTCAGCGCGCTGATCACCGCCTCGGTGATGCGCGGCATGTCGGACATGTGCGCCTCGCGCAACGCCTCGTCGCCGCAGAGCGCAACGGCGATTTCGAGCATATCCTTCGCGCTCCTGCGCTCCAGCCGCCCGGTGAGATCGGCCAGCGCCACGCCAAGCGCGGTCTCCAGCCGGGCCACATTGCCGAGGGTGGCGACAAAGACGTAATCGCGATCCTCGATCCGGACCGCGAACGCGCCGCGCCGCGGATTGGCCGCCGCCATCACGCCGCCGCCGTGAAGGTGAGCGCGCCGGAGGAGCGCGCCTTGAGCTTGGCGGAAAGCCCGCCTTTCTCCGCGCCGGTGAACTGGATTTCCTCGATCACGGCGGTAAAAACGTAGTTCCCGTAGCCGGGGATCGTGAGCTTCAGGGTCGGAAGCGTCTGCTGGCGCGCCGCGTCGACGATGGCGTTGAAGCCCGCGGTGTCGTTGTAGAACAGGGTGCCGTCGATGGTGAGGCCCTGCACGCCGTACATGAACTCCTGAATCACCGCGTTGGTTGGCGTTGTGCAATCGGGAGCGGTCACCTCCTCCACCCCGTTCGAGAGCGTCAGCGAGCGCTCGTTGAGCCGGCAGATGTTCGTATAGGTGCCGGAGATATCGACCTGAAGCGCAAGGGCGCGGCCGACTTGAGTCGTCATGAAAGCCTCCTTCAGGCAGTGACAAGGATCTGCACGCGCAACACGCCGTGCCGGTGCTTTTCGTCGGGGTCGACGAAGCTGGTGAACGAGGCGACCTGCACGTCCGTGCAGGCCGCGCCCGCGATGGTCAGCGCGGTCCGGTGCAGCGCGTTGCGAATGGCGTCGGCCGCGTCCTGCACGCGCTTTGACTGCGGCGAGACGTCCCAGATGTGCAGGGTGGCGACGGCGTCGACGCCAATGTCGCAGCCCGTATCGTCCGCCTGCACATCCCACTCGCCGATCTCGATCCAGGGCGCGTCGCCGTCGTCCTGATTCTGGTCGCCGTCGTAGATGCGCCCGCCGCAGACGTTGGCGGCGACCAGCGCGGCGTAAAGCGCCTTCTGGATTTCATGGGTCGCGATCGTCACGGCCGCTTCGCGCCCCGGGCCACGGCGTCGCCGATCGACCGGACGATTGCCTTTTTCTTCTCGCGATAGGACGGAAACATGAATGGCCTGGCCTTCGCGCCGGGATGGGTGCGCCCGGCGACGCGAACCTTGAAACCCCTGATGCGGCGGCGTTTCGATTTCTTGGCTTTCGCCCAGTTCGCGCCCGTGCCGTCCAGCACCATCTGGCCGCGCCGCGACGCCCGCGTGCCGAACTCCACGAAGCGCGCATAAAACACGTCCGAAAACACAGTCGCCGCCGGAGCGCCGTCCTTGCTGGTTCCGAGCCGGACCTTAATGGACTGCCGCAGCGCGCCGGTTCGGACCGGAACGCGAGCGCGCGCCGCGCCCGCTACGGCCTCCGCGCCGTCGGCTATCGCCTTCGCCACGGCGACGGCGATGCTCACGTCGACGCGTGCGATCGCGCGCAGCACGTCCGCGCGGTTCTTCACCGTCACCTTGAACGTCATGGGACGACCGCGTCGCCTTTTTCGATGATGATGCGCAACAGATGCGGCGCGGAGCCGGTGCGCCGCTGGATCGCCGTGATCGCCCAGCGCTGGCCGCCGATCAGCGCCGACCAGTCGCCGCGAATGGCGAGGGCGTCCGCCGATTCGCGGATCGCAAGCTCCGCAACCTCGTTGTCGCCCAGCGTGCCGGCCCGCGTCAGTTCGCGCGCGGAAATCGAGGAAAAGCCGGCGCTGGCCGTGAACACGTTCGTCCAGCCCCGCGTCGCGCCGCCCGCGCTGTCGGCCGAGGCCGTCGGCGAGCAGAACGTGACGCGGCG